CAAGGTGTTTTATTCGCTGACGCACGTTGGGCAACTAACGGTACAACTAACCCAGCAAACGATCCTATTCCAAGTATTGTATCAATGCTAACATCTGGTTACTTAGACGTAGATGCTCCTTTATCAGCAAATTCCCCAACAGGTATGTTGTTATGGAACATGAGACGTTCAGGTTACAACGTTAAGCAATACAGAGTTAACTACTTTAATGCTGACAGATTCCCTTCACCAGCAGTACTTCCTGCTCAAAAGGATGCATGGGTAACGGCTTCAGGTTTAGAATCGGATGGCGCTATGTATGCAGGTCGTAAGGCTCAAAGAGCAATGGTTGTTAAAGCATTGAAGTCCACTATTGATAGCAACACTGCTATTAGAGATGATGATAACTTCTTTAACTTACAAGCAACTCCGAACTATCCAGAACTACAACCTAACATGATTTTGTTGAACGCTGATAGAGGTGAGACCTCATACGTTATTGGTGATACACCAATGAGACTTAGAGATAATGCAACTGACATTCAGGCTTGGGCAACTAACGCTGTTGGCGCTACTGGCACTGGTGAAGATGGACTTGTAACTAGAAATACTTACATGGGTCTATTCTATCCATCAGGTGTTACTAATGACTTAGCAGGCGTTACTGTTGCTGTACCATCATCACACATGATGCTCAGAACGATCTTACGTAACGACAATATTGCTTATCCTTGGTTAGCTCCAGCAGGAACTAGACGTGGTCTTATTGACAATGCTTCAAATATTGGTTACTTAGATGCACAAACTGGCGAATTTGAAACCATTAGAACACGAATTGGTATTAGAGATGTGTTATACACAAACTTTATTAACCCAATGGTATTCTTCACAGGTAACGGCTTACTAAACTATGGTAACAAAACATCATTTAATTCAGCATCTGCACTTGATAGAGTTAACGTTGCACGATTAGTTGCTTACATACGTAGACAATTAATACTTGCCGCTAGACCATTCGTATTTGAACCAAATGATCCACAAACAAGAAAGTCTATCTCAGCAGTAGTAGAAACATTATTCCAAGATTTGATTTCAAAGCGTGGATTATATGACTACTCAGTAGTTTGTGACGAGTCTAACAACACTCCAGCAAGAATTGATAGAAACGAACTTTGGATTGATATAGCAGTTGAGCCAGTCAAAGCGGCTGAATTTATATACATTCCAGTTAGAATCTTTAATACTGGCGAGTTATCAGGTTCATAAGAAAAAGATACATGAGCGGTTAAAAGCCGCTCATTTTTAGATAAATAAAAGTAGACTATAAAATATAGTCACATTAATAGGAGATTAACATGGCAACAGCCTCAGATACATTAAGAAATCTTTCAGTTCAGCCTGAAGATGGGAGCAATCAAGGCTTATTGATGCCTAAACTCCAATATAGGTTCCGCGTGAACTTTATTGGCCTCGGAGCACAAGGCGATGATCAAGGAGCATTATCATTAACTAGACAAGTTATTGATGCCGCTCGTCCACAAGTACAATTTGACGAGATTACATTGAATGCATACAATTCACGTGTCTATCTTGCAGGTAAGCATACTTGGCAGCCTTTAGCAATCAACATCAGAGATGATGCTTCTGGTTTAGTATCAAAAGCAGTTGGAGCTCAGTTACAGAAGCAATTAGACTTCTTCGAACAACAATCAGCGGCTTCCGGCCAAGATTACAAGTTCTCTACAGAGATTCAAATCTTAGATGGTGGAAATGGACAGAACGCTCCAGTAGTATTAGAAAACTGGTCACTAGCTGGATGTTTCTTACAACAAGCAAACTACCAAACATTGAACTATAGTGCTTCAGAAGCAGTGACTATTGCATTAACACTTCGTTATGACAACGCAATTCAGACAAATGGCAATGGCGACTTAGCATCTTTACCTGGATCAGGTGTAGGACAAAGTGGTTTACAGTCTACACGTACACCAAGCGGAACTGTTTAATAGCCTCATTTTTGCTTAGGCAACACTCATATGAACCGAACTTAATTAATTTTAAGTTCGGTTTTTTGTTTCTGATAAATAATATCATAGAGGAACAATTTATGCCAACCAAGGTGATTGTACAATGACAGTTTATTTGCGTGATTTTAGACATGCCGCCAAAATATTTTTACCGAATAGACAGGCTAATGCTCCCAAGGTTAAATTTCTATTTCATGTGTATTTTGAAATCAACGAACAAGCATATAAACCCCCGACCGGAGATAACTTTGGTATTCTAGTCAAATCAGTTAAACTTCCTAGTTACAAATTTGACACTGAAACATTAAATCAGTATAATAGAAAAAGAATTGTTCAAACTAAAATTAAATACGATCCGATAGACGTTGTATTCCACGATGACAATCAAAGTCAAATGACTGCTATGTGGAATGCATACTATCAATATAACTATGCTGACTCTATTAATCAAGCAGATGTACTTGGCGTCGCCGGCGCTGGAGCAAAATATCAGGCTAGAAACATATACAATCCTTCAATAGCAGGAGATGAGGCTTATGGTTATAGGGGTGGCTCAACACAAGATGACGGAACAAAGATCCCTTTCTTCAAAGATATTACAGTGTTTGGCTTTTGGCAACAGAACTTTCTTGCATACACATTAATTAATCCAATCATTACAAATTTCTCACACGACACATATGATTATGCTGAAGGTGGAGGAGTCATGTCTAATACGATGACCATAGATTATGAAACCGTGACTTATAACTCCGGTAAAATGGATGCAAATAATCCAGAAGAGTTTGTTACAGGCTTTGGCGGTGCAAATTATGATCGAGCGTTTAGCCCATTGGATACTGGGTATAGAGAAGAGGTTGCTTCGAATTTCGGAAATTCAGAAGGTACAAATCGGGCACAACTTCAATCAGACAGCGTTACTGCCGCTGATACAACTAGACCAAGTTCAGTAACAATAATCAATCAAGGTATGAAAGATGCATTGAGTGCGGCTTTAGCAAACAGTCCAAATATTCGTACACCTTCTTCGTCGGCCTTCTTTCCTACTAACGGATCTAGTCCAGCAAGAATTAATCAAGCAAATCAGGGTATACCTACTGGCGCTGATAATAGCACAATTGCTGATGCTCCTGTAACAGCAGGTACGCAAGTTAAATCAATTACGAATTATAGGTAGAATATAATGGCAACAACCTTTCAAGTTAACGATTACGATCAAACAGTTCAAATCTTTAATAGTTTTTATACAGCAGATTTGGTTGTACCAGCGAATGAATGGGACGTAGTGTATTCATACTTTGTAGGAACATCAGTTAGTAGAGCCACTGCTTCATCTTTTGCATCAGTGCTGTTCAGAATTGCACAGGAATCTGGTGTTGAAGTAATGACTTTACTAGAAGATATTCAAGGTAAATCAAATAATAACACATTAGCACTATCACAAACAATGGCTTTTTATTTAAATCTAGTAAGAACAAAGACTGCTCTGTACGGAGTAAGTACTGTACCTAGTCCTAATCAAACAGTACAACGAAATGTATTGCAATAAGGCTGACTTTCAATGGCACGCAGACAAAAATATGCTCAAGGGCTATACGAAGTAAAAAACGGAAAAAAGTATATAGGCAAAGGTAAGCCCAAATATCGATCAGGTTGGGAACTTACATTTATGATCTTCTGTGATTCAAATGATAAAATTATCAATTGGGCTTCTGAATCGATGGCGATCCCATATCGTCATCCAATAACCGGTAAGCAACATAAGTATATTCCGGATTTCTTTATTGTTTACCAAGACAAAGCAGGCAAAGTCAAAGCAGAAATCATTGAGATCAAACCAAAGAAACAAAGCATTATCGAAAGCAAAGTTGCTAGTGCAAAAGATCGTGTAACAATAGCAATCAATCATGCTAAGTGGCAATCTGCTAATGCATATGCTAAATCACAAGGACTAATCTTCAGAGTGATTACCGAAGATGATCTTTTCTACAACGGTAGAACAAAGTAACTAAATAGATGTATGACTAAAAAACTTGAAGAATTGTTTGACATTGCGTCTCAGGACGAGAATGAGTTAAATGAACCTATTCCCGGTGTAGCAAGAGAAGTTACACGAGAAGCAATTAGTAACCTCGAGAAAATAGAAACAGCATTGCCTACTGTACGAGGTTTAGAAGCATCTGACCAAGAGTTAGATGATTTAG